TCATTGTGTACCCATTGATGTTCTTTTATATACCCTCAATACCCGTTTCATCGCGGCACTCTGGCGACACTCCTTAAAAATCAGATTCGTGCTCACCTTTCCTTCCCGTTCTTCTCTGGTAGCGAACCGGTAATACACCGTTCGCCAGACCTTACCATCAACGACCAGGATTCCTGCCCGCGCCATTTTAGCCGCAGCCTGATTTATGCTGGTTACGGTTGCGCCTGTTACCGCGGCAACGTCCTGTGCACAGAAGCTCTTATGCGTCCCCAGGTAATGAATAATTGCCTCTTTGCCCGTCATACACTTGCTCCTTTCAGTCCGAACTTAGCTTTAATTTCTGCGATCTTCGCCAGAGCCTGTGCACGATTTAGAGGTCTACCGCCCATAACAGGAAGTTGTTTTACTGGTTCAGGTATCGTCTCACCACGGTTAATTCGCGCTGTCATACAGGTCAGTTCATCGGCAGCCTTGCGCCGTAATTCCGCGTCAGTCAGCGCATTGGCCCGCATGTTCTGGTACAAGTTGGTAACCAACCAGTAATGCGCGTTCGATTTCCACGGATAAGACTCTGCATCCGGATACAGGCCACGCTTCCGGCAATACTCGTAAACCATATCAACCAGCTCGCTGACGTTTGGCAGCCCGGCGTTAACGGATGCTTCTTCCCGGCACCAGGCCACAAACTGCCCGGGTGATGGCAGGAATGGTCGATTCTGCCGACGGGCTACGCGCATTGAACCGCCCCGGAAATCCTGGAGACTAAACTCCCTGAGAAAGAGGTAAACAGGATGACTAAAAATACTCGTTTTTCCCCCGAAGTCCGTCAGCGGGCGATTCGTATGGTTCTGGAAAGTCAGGATGAATATGACTCACAGTGGGCGGCAATTTGTTCCATTGCCCCAAAGATTGGCTGTACGCCGGAGACTCTGCGTGTCTGGGTTCGCCAGCATGAGCGGGATACCGGGGGCGGTGATGGTGGGCTCACCAGCGCTGAACGTCAGCGTCTGAAAGAGCTGGAACGTGAAAATCGTGAACTGCGCCGCAGTAACGATATCCTTCGCCAGGCTTCCGCTTATTTTGCGAAGGCGGAGTTCGACCGCCTCTGGAAAAAATGATGCCACTGCTGGATAAGCTGCGTGAGCAGTACGGGGTCGGACCGGTATGCAGCGAACTGCATATTGCCCCGTCAACGTATTACCATTGTCAGCAACAGCGACATCATCCGGATAAACGCAGTGCCCGTGCGCAGCACGACGACTGGCTGAAGAGAGAGATACAGCGCGTATACGATGAAAATCATCAGGTGTACGGTGTGCGTAAAGTCTGGCGTCAGTTGTTACGGGAAGGAATCAGGGTGGCCAGATGTACAGTGGCACGTCTCATGGCGGTTATGGGACTTGCCGGTGTTCTCCGGGGTAAAAAGGTCCGTACGACCATCAGCCGGAAAGCCGTTGCCGCAGGCGACCGCGTAAACCGTCAGTTCGTGGCAGAACGACCTGACCAGCTGTGGGTGGCTGATTTTACTTACGTCAGCACATGGCAGGGCTTCGTCTATGTGGCGTTTATCATTGATGTGTTTGCCGGATACATCGTGGGGTGGCGGGTCTCATCGTCTATGGAAACGACATTCGTGCTGGATGCGCTGGAGCAGGCGTTGTGGGCCCGTCGTCCGTCTGGCACCATCCATCACAGCGATAAAGGCTCTCAGTATGTGTCACTGGCCTATACGGAGCGACTAAAAGAAGCCGGATTACTGGCATCAACAGGGAGTACAGGCGACTCGTATGACAACGCGATGGCTGAGAGCATCAATGGTCTTTACAAAGCGGAGGTAATACACCGTAAGAGCTGGAAAAACCGTGCAGAAGTGGAACTGGCCACACTAACGTGGGTGGACTGGTATAACAATCGACGATTGCTGGGAAGGCTGGGCCATACTCCTCCGGCAGAAGCAGAAAAAGCTTATTATGCTTCCATCGGAAACGATGATCTGGCAGCCTGAGTTCACAGATAAAACACTCTCCAGGAAACCCGGGGCGGTTCACATTCCTGCGTTAACCTGTTCCATTGTGGTGATCCCGTTTTCCCGGAAAGCCAGAACCCACTGGCGGCGGATTTCGTTCAGTTCATTCTGGTCACGGTTAGCCAGGCTCGCCGGGAAAGTTGCCAGTAACTGCCTGAACACACCGTTGATGATCTGCGCTACCTGCTGTACCTGTGGCTTTTCGTCGTACTGTTCCGGCATGTTGTTGGCGATCCGGCGCATCTGCTCACAGTCAAAGTTAACCATTTGTGCGGCGATGTTTTTCATAAATCCACCCCATAAATCCAGTCAGTGTTTGTCAGGTCCAGTTTTGATTTTCCGGCTGTCACTCCAGCCTGTTGCTTGTTACGGTTGATTTCGAGTTGGGTCCACTTGTCACGGAGTTTGGCCGGACTTAGCACGTTACCGGACCAGAAGTTGTCCTGGCATGCCCAGCGGAACAGCACGCACATGTCGCGGTGGTTACGTCCGTCACGTTCACGCATCAGGCGGATATCGTTAGCCCACCCTGCAAAATTCGGTTTTCTGGCTGATGGCGCGATGGTCTTCACCATGTCAAACATCCACTCTGCGGCGGTCAGGTCTTCTGCTGTCCCCCACTTGCTGCCGCTCTGAATCGCAGCATCCGGTTTCACCACAGGAAGGTCGTTTTCTGGCTGGTCAGAGGATTCGCCAGAATTCTCGGACGAATAAGGTTTTATATTGTCTTTTGTTATTTTGTCTTTTGTGTTTACCTGATTCGGGTAAACGTCTTTACCTGATTTGGGTAAACTTTTTTTACCTGATTCAGGTAAATTTACCTCTTTCAGGTAAACTTTATTTTTCTTACCTGATTCGGGTAATGTTGACCATTCACTGACCACATTATTAATGCCGGTATTCCGCCCGCTCTGAATAAGAATCCCACGCTTTACCAGAACGCTTTTTGCAGCAGAACACTTGTGCGGCAATATCCCGGTCAATTCGGAAAGTTGCTCGTTGCTCACCCAATCCAGTTTTTTATTAAAGCCATATGTTTTGCGCATGACAGCCAGGAAGACCAGAAGCTGGTGCTGTGTTAATCCGGCCAGCATCACAGCTTCCAGCAACTCATTTGCAATGCGCGTATAACCATCATCGAGATCTGCCACGCGCGGCTCCTTTTGTGCCACATCCGGCACTGGAAAATTGAATATCTCAGCAGTGTTTGCCATAATTCCTCCCGCAATGAGTGCGTTACGATTTGCACCTGAAAGTCGGTTCTGTTCCAGCAGACCGGCTTTCGCCATTTCTGAACCTGTCATATTGCCCCCAGCATGGTGGTGACCATCGCCATCAGTGGACCAGCCAGATCTGGGTCCACACGAAACATCGACACAATACCTTCACTAATTTCCTTCAGTTTCTGGTGGCGTGGTGCGTTGAGAATGACAGCCTGTTTTGCCTCACTGAGTTCCTTTTCCATTTCAGCCAACCTAGCCATAAAGCTATCCTGCTCAACCAGGTAACCGCGATATTCCAGCGGTAGTACCGCCAGAATTGCCGGGGTCAGTTCACGCACGTTATTTCGGTATTTTTCAGAATCGAATTTGTTATCGAGGAAGCGGAACAGCTTCTGGCGTGCACGGCTGACATCATCAGGGAAATCGATGGTGCCGCCGCCCTGCTCCCGATACTCATTCACAATGAGTGTGGCAACGACATCCTGATTATCTTCAGCCGACCAGGCGCGGACGGCATCACGGATTTTTTCGTGGCCTGGCACCTGTTTTGTTTGAGAACGATTTATCACCGCAGTCGGGCTAAATCCGCTAGTCTGTTGGTATGTAAGTGGTTGCATAATTGACTCCTTTAGTTTGAATTGACTGTTAAGTTGATTGCTTATTGTTAAAGAGCGTGAAATGGAAATTTAAGCTGCGTTCTTTTCGGTGTGTGGAAACAACTTCGGAAGATCCGGGCGAATCTGGTGTGCCTTCACTACTCCACCAGTAGCCGTAACAATGCTGCCGACATGTTCAGGGGATACCTTTGCTTTGTTGTGAAGCCACTTATAGACGGCCTGCTGTGAAACTTCGCAAGCAGCGCCCAGTTTCTTTTGTGAACCAACGATATTGATCGCTGTTTTAATAGCTGGGTTCATAACAACCTCCGTGGTTAATTTGAATCAAGATTAAAACTATGGTTGTTTTTAGTCAACAACCATTTTCGTTTGATGGAATAAAACCTTGGTTGTACATTTGAACTATGAAAACAACACTCTCAGAAAGACTTAAAGAAGCCAGATTAGCGCGAGGCCTTACACAAAAGGCGCTTGGGGATTTGGTCGGGGTTAGCCAAGCTGCTATTCAGAAAATCGAAACAGGGAAAGCTAATCAAACAACTAAAATCGTGGAGATCGCGAACGCTTTGGGTGTGCGCGCAGAATGGTTATCTTCTGGCGTTGGAAATATGTCAGACAGTACAGTGCAACCAATACAACCAACTGTCAGCCATTCCAAATACTTTAAGATTGACGTTCTTGATATAGAAGTGAGTGCCGGGCCGGGTGTCATCAACCGTGAGTTTGTAGAAGTCCTACGCTCGGTTGAGTACTCGTTTGACGATGCTCGTCACATGTTCGATGGCAGGAAGGCAGAAAATATCCGCATCATTAACGTACGCGGTGACAGCATGTCAGGAACGATTGAACCTGGTGATCTGCTGTTCGTTGATATCACGGTTAAATCTTTCGACGGTGATGGTATCTATGCGTTTCTGTACGACGACACAGCCCATGTAAAGCGCCTGCAAATGATGAAGGATAAACTGCTGGTTATCTCTGATAACAAGAGCTACTCACCGTGGGACCCAATCGAGAAAGACGAGATGAACCGGGTGTTTATCTTCGGGAAAGTTATTGGGAGCATGCCGCAGACGTATAGGAAGCATGGATAGTACCAATTAAAAATTATCAACCGGGCATTGTGCTCATTCAGTAAAACAACTTAATTATTCATTTTAGAATGGAGAACTTAATGGATACTTTAAAATATGAGAAATTCTCTGATTTTGATCACAATGACCCATTTTTTGACTCTTTAAAAAAAGATTATAAAGAGTTTCCTCTTTGGTTAGAAAAAAAAGCCAGAGAAGGAGAATCAGCTTATGTGCTCTATGATGACAAGCATAAAATCGAAGGTTTTATGTATCTAAAAGAAAATGATGATGCAAATGACATTAATCCAGCGCTCCCACCAGGACGTCATCTAAAGATAGGAACATTCAAATTTGAATCTAAAGGCACCCTTCGCGGACAACGATTTCTAAAAAAAGCGTTTGACCATGCATTTTCATCAAAATCTGATGATATTTATGTTACTGTTTTCGACAAACACGTCCATCTAATAAAACTTTTCCAAACGTACGGATTTTACATTCATGGTGAAAAAGAAACACATAACGGGAAAGAGTTTGTATATGCGAGGTCTTTGCATGAGCCTTATGGTGATATTTTATTAGATTACCCTCGAATAATGACATCAAGAGCCAACAAATATTTACTGGCGATTTATCCCGAATATCACACTAGACTATTCCCTGATTCAAAACTTGTAAATGAATCACCAGATATTGTCAAAGATATATCCCATGCTAACAGCATTCATAAAATTTACATATGTGGAATGCGTTCTGTGATGGGAATGAAAAGAGGAGATATCATTGTCATCTATAGAACCGGAGACAAAAAAGGGCCAGCTCGCTATCGTTCTGTAGCCAGTACATTATGTGTAGTTGAGAGCGTAAAAAATATTTCTGAATTTTTAAGCGAAGATAGTTTTGTAGACTATTGTATTCGTTTTAGCGTATTTTCTGAAGATGAACTCAGAAAAATCTATAAAGAACGTCGATACCCTTTCATATAGATTCACATACAATCTGTCTTGCCAAAGAGACCCAATCGTGCTATTTTAATAGATCATGTGGGGCTAAATGGTTCGCGTGCATTCCGATGGAGTCACTTTAAACTCACAAATGAGCAGTTCTTAAAGATCATCGAGTTAGGCAAGATAAATGAAAGTTTTATTATCCATTAAGCGTGAGTTTGCAGAAAAAATATTGAACGGAACAAAGCGGTTCGAGTTTCGTAAAGGTATATTCAAAAATCCGCAAATTAGCACCGTTGTTATTTATGCCACGATGCCATTAGGTAAAGTTGTTGGTCAATTCCGTATTGAATCAATACTAAGTGACGAACCGGAATCTCTTTGGAAAAAGACGGAAAAACACGCAGGTATTTCTAAGCAATTTTATGACTCATATTATTCAGGTAGAGAAAAGGCCTACGCAATAAAAATTGGTGAAGTGGAAAGATATAAAGAACCAATTCCTATCTCTGCTCTAGGTAGTAATATTAAGCCACCACAATCATATCTTTACCTACCTGCGTAAGAATCCCGGCCACCGTGCCGGGTTTTCTTTTGCCCCTCCCCCTCATCACACAAACCATTCAAAAAACCACCACGACCTCGCTTCAGTTATCGCTATGCGATGCAAGTCACAAAATAAATCCATCCTAAATACAACCATTTACATCTAAAAAAACCAATAAAACAACTTTTGTTGTTGACGACAAAACAACTATAGTTTTAAATAAATTCATCGCAACAACACAACGATACGGCAACCACCTGATTCACCGTTGCGATGACCGCTTAGATCCGCAGCTTGAATTTCAGCAGGCTCCGGGAAGTGCGAGGGGTGAAGTGGACGCGTGAACGTCGGTGTGACCAGCTGAAATCAACTCAACACCTCATACCTCAGTCGCTTCAACGAGGCGGCTTAGTTATGACAACCGGCGGCCATCCACCGCCTGAATACGCGCAGAAGTCTCTATATGTTCAGCAGCCCAGCTTACGGGCAGGAGTTTTTATGGTTCATCAACATTACGGAACGCAGACCGTTAATCGCGGTGCGGTCATGCCAGGAATGCTGGTCAAACACAAAGATGGTACCTGGACTGCATCAGCTAATTTACGCGGACGGCTTTATCTGCATCGCGGCATCGAGCGCACTTATACCCGTGATTTGCTCGTGGAAGTTTTTCTCGACGGACGCGGCAACGGCCTGAATCACTAATCCCCTTTCCTGTTTACCTAATCAGCCCGGCATTTCGCGGGCGATATATTCACAGCCATTTTCAGGAGTTCAGCCATGAACGCTTATTACATTCAGGATCGTCTTGAGGCTCAGAGCTGGGCGCGTCATTACCAGCAGATTGCCCGTGAAGAGAAAGAGGCAGAACTGGCAGACGACATGGAAAAAGGTCTTCCACAGCACCTGTTTGAATCACTCTGCATCGATCATTTGCAACGCCACGGGGCCAGCAAAAAAGCCATTACCCGTGCGTTTGATGACGATGTTGAGTTTCAGGAGCGCATGGCAGAACACATCCGGTACATGGTTGAAACCATTGCTCACCACCAGGTTGATATTGATTCAGAGGTATAAAACGGATGAGTACAGCACTCGCAACGCTGGCAGGGAAGCTGGCTGAACGTGTCGGCATGGATTCTGTCGACCCACAGGAACTGATCACCACTCTTCGCCAGACGGCATTTAAAGGTGATGCCAGCGATGCGCAGTTCATCGCATTGTTGATCGTCGCCAACCAGTACGGCCTTAATCCGTGGACGAAAGAAATTTACGCCTTCCCTGATAAGCAGAACGGCATCGTTCCGGTGGTGGGCGTTGATGGCTGGTCCCGCATCATCAACGAAAACCAGCAGTTTGATGGCATGGACTTTGAGCAGGACAATGAATCCTGCACATGCCGGATTTACCGCAAGGACCGTAATCATCCGATCTGCGTTACCGAGTGGATGGATGAATGCCGCCGCGAACCATTCAAAACCCGCGAAGGCAGAGAAATCACGGGGCCGTGGCAGTCGCATCCCAAACGGATGTTACGTCATAAAGCCATGATTCAGTGTGCCCGTCTCGCCTTCGGATTTGCTGGTATCTATGACAAGGATGAAGCCGAGCGCATTGTCGAAAATACCGCATACACTGCAGAACGTCAGCCGGAACGCGACATCACTCCGGTTAACGATGAAACCATGCAGGAAATTAACACTCTGCTGATCGCCCTGGATAAAACATGGGATGACGACTTATTGCCGCTCTGTTCCCAGATATTTCGCCGCGACATTCGTGCATCGTCAGAACTGACACAGGCCGAAGCAGTAAAAGCTCTTGGATTCCTGAAACAAAAAGCCACTGAACAGAAGGTGGCAGCATGACACCGGACATTATCCTGCAGCGTACTGGGATCGACGTGAGAGCTGTCGAACAGGGAGATGATGCGTGGCACAAATTACGGCTCGGCGTCATCACAGCTTCAGAAATTCACAACGTAATAGCAAAACCCCGATCAGGAAAGAAGTGGCCTGACATGAAAATGTCCTACTTCCACACCCTGCTGGCTGAGGTTTGCACCGGTGTGGCTCCGGAAGTTAACGCTAAGGCTCTGGCCTGGGGAAAACAGTACGAGAACGACGCCAGAACCCTCTTTGAGTTCACTTCCGGCGTGAATGTTACTGAATCCCCGATCATCTATCGCGACGAAAGTATGCGCACCGCCTGCTCTCCCGATGGTTTATGCAGTGACGGCAACGGCCTTGAGCTGAAATGCCCGTTTACCTCCCGGGATTTCATGAAGTTCCGGCTCGGTGGTTTCGAGGCCATAAAATCGGCTTACATGGCCCAGGTGCAGTACAGCATGTGGGTGACACGAAAAGATGCCTGGTACTTTGCCAACTATGACCCGCGCATGAAGCGTGAAGGCCTGCATTATGTCGTGATTGAGCGGAATGAAAAGTACATGGCGAGTTTTGACGAGATGGTGCCGGAGTTCATCGAAAAAATGGACGAGGCACTGGCTGAAATTGGTTTTGTATATGGGGAGCAATGGTAATGAAGCATCCTCACGATAATATCCGGGTAGGCACGATCACTTTCGTCTACTCCGTTACAAAGCGAGGCTGGGTATTTCCCGGCCTTTCTGTTATCCGAAATCCACTGAAAGCACAGCGGCTGGCTGAAGAGATAAATAATAAACGAGGGGCTGTATGCACAAAGCATCTCCTGTTGAATTAAGAACGAGTATCGGGATGGCACATAGCCTCGCTCAAATTGGAGTCAGGTTTGTGCCAATACCAGTAGAAACAGACGAAGAATTTCATACGTTAGCCACATCCCTTTCACAAAAGCTGGAAATGATGGCGGCGAAAGCAGAAGCAAACGAGAGAGACCCGGCATGACAACAACAGAATGCATTTTTCTGGCAGCAGGCTTCATATTCTGTGTGCTTATGCTTGCCGACATGGGACTTGTTCAATGACACCTCAGCAGGAAAACGCCCTTCGCAGCATTGCCCGTCAGGCTAATTCTGAAATCAAAAAAGCCAGACAGCAGTTTCCGGATAAAAACGTCGATGACATTTGCCGTAGCGTACTGAAGAAGCACCGCGAAACGGTAACGCTAATGGGATTCACACCGACTCATTTAAGTCTGGCGATCGGCATGTTAAACGGCGTCTTTAAGGAGCGATGAACATGAAAAGCAAAATCATCAGGGAGCTACAGGCTCCTTTTTTATTGTTCGCATTCACCCTCAAGCGTATTAACCAACAATTCAGGGATTAATGGAAGATGGCAGACATCATTGATTCAGCATCAGAAATTGAAGAATTACAGCGCAATACAGCAATAAAAATGCGTCGCCTGAACTACCAGACTGTATCCGCAACTCATTGTTGTGAGTGTGGCGATCCGATAGATGAACGAAGACGCCTGGCAGTTCAGGGTTGTCGGACTTGTGCAAGTTGCCAGGAGGATCTGGAGCTTATCAGTAAACAGAGAGGTTCGAAGTGAGCGAAATTAATTATCAGGCACTGCGTGAAAAGGCAGAGAAAGCAACTAAAGGAAGCTACATCGTAGGGCATACATCTGTTAACCAGCACGGCAATTTAACAGGAGTTTTTGTTTGCCAAAAATGGAAAGGAGAACCCGGTGGTGTGATTGCGGAATGTCATGTTAACTGCCTGGTTGAAACAGATGTTCAGGCTTATGCAAACGCTGAATTTATTGCTGCCTTTAATCCAAATGTTGCGCTGGCGCTTCTGGATGAACGGGAAAGAAACCAGCAATACATCAAACGCCGCGACCAGGAGAACGAGGAGATTGCGCTTACGGTTGGGAAGCTGCGTGTTGAGCTTGAAGCAGCAAAATCAAAACTCAACGAGCAGCGTGAATATTACGAGGGAGTAATCGCGGATGGAAGTAAGCGCATAGCAGAACTGGAAAAACAATGCGCCGAATGGGAGCGAAAAGCATTAAGCAACTTTGAAGAGTGTGCTGCGATGGCTGAACGTATCGAAGAGATGCAGACAAAATCTGCACCAGATTCGTTTGGCATCATCGGTGAAAATATTCGAACACAGGACAATCGAATAACGTCAGATCCCATGTTTTGTGTGTATCAAAAGCGCGAAATCGCTGTTGATGCTGATTATGACCATGACCGGATTGTCTGGGTTGACGAAGATGGCAATGAAGCCAATAAACGCCATAGTCGTCGTCTCGAGCTACTTCATGAAAACTTTCGAGAGCCACCAGAAAAATGGCGGCGCGTTGCTGTGAAAGATATTGATGAATTCGTTACCTGCTGTTTCACCGAACAGGGTTGTAAAGACTACCTGGCAGTCAATGGTCACAATCTTCGCTTGCCATTTATATATGTAAAAAGCGGTTTCAGGAACGCTGAATATATCGGCATAAGAAACTGGCTTGCTGGCATTCGCATCAAAGGAGAGTGATATGGCGTTAACACACCGCGAACTCTGTCAGATTGCGTACAAGTTCCTTAAGCGCAACGGTTTCAAGGTTTGTTTTCATGACCGCTTTATAGCTGTAACCAGTACCGGAGAACAGCCAGATGCTATGGGATTCAGAAATTCAGCATCATGCCTGATTGGCGAAATGTTCTCGTGCTGACTTGTTGGCAGATAGAAAAAAGCGTTTTCGTAAAAATCCGTCTCTTGGAATGGGCGACTGGCGATTCTTTATTAGTGAGCCGGGAATTATTTCAATTGAGGATTTACCACCTGGCTGGGGATTACTTCACGTTGTTAACGGAAGAGTACGGAAAGTACATGGGTGGCCCAAGGGTAATTGCTGTTGGGGTAATCCTGACGATAAGCCATTTACTGGAAATAAGCAGGTTGAATGCGATTACATGTTGTCTGCATTAAGGCGCATGGAGTTGAGAGGGCACCTTAATGAAATATATGACGGTGTAATTGTTAATAAGAAAGAAGGAAACGCGGCATGACCACTATTACCGACAAAGAACTGATTAAAGAAATCAAAGAGCGCATAGGCAGCCTGGACGTTCGAGACAATATTGAGCGCCGTGCTTATGAAATTGCACTGGCATCGCTGGAAGCAGAACCGATAGCGTGGGAATGCGGTGAAAACATAATCCTGTTTAACCCTGACACAGTTGAAGCATACGCAAAACGTGCGGAAATATCACCTAAACCACTATTCTCCGCGCCGCCAGCGCTGGTAGTGCCTGATAAGTTGCCGCGTGAATACAGAAACGGTTGGCCTCTTGCGTATAGTGATTATGCTGAAGGCTGGAACGACTGCCGCGAAGCCATGCTTCAGGGAGATAAATCATGATTAATCGTATCAAGCTGGAGCACATCCTCGAATATGCCAGGCAGCAGAGGCATATTGGTCAGCATTGTAAAATTCCACCAGGAGATATGGTTGAAATCATGGAGATTGCCATGCGCAAGGCTGGCAACTCTCCGGTAACTCCGGATGGTTGGATAAGCTGTAGTGAGCGAATGCCGAACGATAAACAGTATGTTTGGTGTTGGGGGAAGTCTTACGGCTGGACTGAGTGCGATACCTTCGAAGGGTATTACGATTGTTCGAGAAACAAATGGTGGGCAGTTACTGACAATGGGGAAGAACCGGCATCGAAAGTAACCCACTGGATGCCGCTACCGGAGCCGCCGCAGGAGGTGAAATGATGAATTGGCCTGAAGCATTCACCGCAGTTGGAGTTGCAATAGCGGTGGCATTTATTCTGTATTCGCTTTTCCGCTGGGGATAAAGGAATGTTCGCTCTGATTCAACGTGGTCAGATATACACGGACAGAGCCGGATACCCTGTGGTGATTACTCGCAGTACTCAGCACTCAGTGTTCTTTCGACGCATGGACGGGCGCTCCGGACGGGTACGCATTGGTGAGTTCAACAACCTGTTCGAACATATTGACCAACAGGAGTACCGCAAAATTCTGGCGGGCACTGAGCAGGAAATGCGCCTGAAAAAATTACGCGCAATGCAACGGAGGTGATACATGCATACGGCTTTTGAGTTCTGGGTTCGCAAGACATTCGGCAATCGCTACGACCTGAACCGTGATGTCGACGGCTTCTACTGCCGTGAAGTTGTGAAACGAATGTTTGACGTGTGGTGCCACTGCCGTGGATGAAAGTTTTATGAGGTTGGCATGCAGACAATCATCTATCAGATAACCCCCAGCAAATGGTGTACGGAGAGAGTCCTTATTGCATCAACAGGGCTAAAGCCCGGCACCATCGAGCGGGCCAGAAGAAAGTCATGGATGCAGGGAAAAGAATACCGCCATTACGCTGTAGAAGGTGATCCTGGGCATTACAGTGAATGCCTGTACAACATCGAAGAAATTATGCGATGGATCGAAAACCAGAAACAACCAGGTGCCAAAAATGCAAGTTCCGGTTAACCTGTTAATGCTCCTGGACGTCTGGGAGGTTTAATGAGTAACGCATCATACCCGACAGGCGTTGAAAACCATGGCGGATCACTCCGTATATGGTTTCACTATAATGGCAAACGTGTCAGAGAAAACCTCGGTGTTCCTGACACAGCCAAAAACCGGAAGATCGCTGGTGAACTTCGCACTTCCGTTTGTTTTGCAATCAGAATGGGGAGTTTCGACTACGCCGCGCAGTTCCCTAATTCCCCTAACCTGAAACACTTTGGTCTGGGAAAAAGAGAGATAACCGTTAAGGCACTTTCGGAAAAATGGTTGGACCTTAAGAAAATTGAGATTTGTGCGAATGCACTTAACCGTTACCAGTCAGTAATTAAAAACATGTTACCAATGTTAGGTGAAAAAAAACTGGTTTCATCCATAACAAAAGAGGATTTACTTTTCGTAAGGAGAGATTTGTTGACCGGTTACCAAAAGCTTTCTAATGGAAAGACTTCTTCCATAAAAGGGCGCTCAGTGGTCACGGTAAACTACTATATGACAACCATAGCTGGAATGTTTCAATTTGCAACAGATAATGGTTATACCTCAGGAAACCCATTTAACGGTCTGGCTCCCTTAAAAAAGTCCAAGGTAAAACCAGATCCTCTCACCCGTGACGAATTTATTCGTTTTATTGAGGCTTGCCGTCATCAACAAACAAAAAACCTGTGGATTCTCGCTGTATACACGGGTATTCGTCACGGGGAGTTGGTATCGCTGGCATGGGAAGATATAGACCTTAAAGCAAGGACTATAACCATCCGTAGAAATTATACAAAACTTGGCGAATTCACTCCACCAAAAACCGATGCAGGCACCGGAAGGACAATTCATCTGGTTCAACCAGCTATTGATGCTCTTAAAAGCCAGGCGGAAATGACCATGCTTGGAAAGCAACATTCTGTAGAGGTGAAGCAGAGGGAATATGGGAGAACTGCTGTGCATAAATGCACTTTTGTTTTTAGTCCTCAGGTAACAAAACAGCAGCAGTTGTCCGGACCTCACTACAAGGTTGACTCCATCAGGGAGTCATGGACAAGTATCTTAAAACGCGCAGGTCTGAGACACAGAAAATCGTACCAATCCAGGCATACTTATGCATGCTGGTCACTTGCCGCAGGAGCTAATCCTAGTTTTATCGCAAGCCAGATGGGCCACACAAACGCACAAATGGTATTCAATGTTTACGGAGCATGGATGAAAGACAACAATCACGAACAGATAGAACTCCTTAACAAAAGACTATCTGAAAGTGTCCCATGTATGCCCCATAAGAAAGCAGGGTAAAATAAAAACTTGCAAAATCAATTAGTTTACCCTTAATCCCTGTCACGTTACGCGCGTGGCAGAGGCGTTACGGA